TTCGGTCCGCGAGCTGTTGGCCGCGGTAAAAAGCGGCGTTCTTGCTGCGTTTGGCGGACTGGTCGGGTATTTGGTGGACGTGAGCCACGATCCCGATAAGACGTTCTCATGGATCGCCTACGGGATCTTTGTCCTGTGCGCGTTTTTTGTGGGCCAGGTGCTGGCCGACTGGCTGCCTTCCGATCTGCCTGGTCGCGGCGGCGTCATCATGGTCGCCGGCACGTCGGCGTATCCCGTTCTGCAGGCGCTGCGCTCGCAGGCGATCACAATCACGCAGAAATTCGGCAAATGAGGGCATCGGCATGACCGATGCACGGACCCACCTCAAAGGCCTGGAATTGCTGAAGACGGGTGACGTATCGGCCATCAAGGCTGTATTTGAATTCTGAATTGGAGGCCGACAATGGGAGCAGGGGGATTTATCGTTTGTCATCCGATACGCGAGCGTATCGGCAATGGTGAGATCGATTTCGACACCGACTCATTCTCGTACGTCTTGCTCTCGAGCACGTCGAACATCTCGACCTCGAGCGACGGCTACGCATCGCTTACCGGCGAGCTGAGCACGGCGAACGGATACACGAACGGCGGCTACAGCGTTACGCCAACCTGGACGCGCTCCGGCGGCAAGGTGACATTCGACGTCAGCGATCCGACGTGGACGGCCAGTGGCGGCAGCATCACGGCTCGCTGGGGCGCAATCATCGATACCACGGCCGGGAGGGTGGTGGCCTATCACCTGCTGGAGAGCCCGGCCGCTGACGTCACCACCAGTGCAGGCAACATCCTGACCGTGAAGATCAATGCTGCCGGCGTGTTCGTCATTGACGACTGAGCATGATCGGCCACGTACGTCTCGATGCAATTGAGAGCGTTTTGATCGCACGAGCCTATGTGTGCCTGGTAGACATCGACGCACCGTTGTGCGACATGACGGCGCCATACGTGGCAGTTGCCACCGTGACGGTGGCAGGCGATACGGCCTACGTACAGGCACTGCATGGCGCGTTGACTCCCACGATGCGTCACGACTTTCGCGTGCAGATTGCTGCGCTCGGCGTGCAGCGCATCCTGTGGCGGCGCCAGACCGATCGCCACGGCGTCCAGTGGTCAAAGGAAGAGGTCGAACCCGGTGAAACTTCGATACCAGACTGAGGATGATTTTTACGCACGGCTGCGACGCGAGTACATGTCAGCCGATGGTGAGAATGGGGATAAGATTTTACGGTTCGTTCTGCGCGGCGCGGCAGATGGATCGTTGACGAAAAAACATCTTGTCGATGGGAAATACGGCTTGTCGGATGATGACTGGGCTGCGCTGAGCAGTGCAGCGGAATCTGCTGCCGCGCGGGCCGAAGCGGTACGCGAGCAAGCGCAGTATGAATTGCAGGCAATCGCCGCAGCCGATACGCAGCGGAAGGCAACATCCAGCCGAGTGCAGCTGAAGGACGACGCGATAGAGGATCGGATCTGATGGCACTCACAAGCACGACAATCACGACGAAAGACATGGGCGATGGACGGGTCCACGTCGTCGAGCGGCACCAGAGCGAGGACGGCATTGATACGGAACTGTTAGTCTGGGTGGCTGACGATAAGGTGGATATAGAAGCCTCTGCCGCAACACGCAGGAAGAGCCTGAATGCTGCGCGCGCAGAAGAGGAGTTCTGGCGCATCGTGAATGAGGCTCTCCACTGATGGCGACTATCTATTGCAGCACCTCCGGGAGCAACACGAGCCCCTACGACACCAAGGCCAAGGCGGCAACCAATCTTGATACCGCACTGGGCGCCGCCAGTGCGGGGGATACGGTTCTGCTGGAGTCGTCATATGTCGAGACGGTTTCTGCAGCGAAAACCTTCACCATCCCCGCCGGCGTGTCAGTCATCGCGATCAATTATTCGACCGACAAACGTCAGCCTATGGCCGATGCCGGGGGGTACATAGGCCGCACATCGGGTTCGTCCTACGCGCTGACGGTCGTCTTTGGGTCGGGCGCATACCTATACGGCCTATGTGGGGTAATCGCGCCAAACTACACCAGCGCGAGCATCACAGCACACACGACTGCAGGGGTCGCAGCACAGGCCGTGCTGGATTCGTGCACGTTTACGAACAATGCCCGCGGCTCATTCGCTGGCATTCAGATCGGGCGGACGAACTCAAATAACAACTCCTCCGAGATGCAGTTGCGCAACTGTGTATTGGAGGCTATTGGTGCACAGGGTGCTAGCGGGGCCTGTCGGGTAAAGTTCTCCATATTGGGGGATATGATTGGGGGGCGTATTAGCAGGATATCCCCCAGCTTATACAGCGCTACCAACATGATCGGTGTTGCCGGGACCAACGATGAAGGCGGAGGCTCGATCCGGTTCATTGGTGTCAATCTGGCGAATGCGGTTTCGGATGTGGCGCTGGTCGGTGTTGGGACCGGGTCAGCAGCGCATGTGCAGATCATCGACTGCAGGACACCGGAATACTCCGTCATCACCGATAACCCGAGTCGTCTCCTCGTGGACATGATCCACTCGGGGACAGACAGCTGGAGCCGCGGATTCACCAGTCAATGGTCGTACGCCGGCGTAGCCTACGCGACACCCTCAATCTACACATCCGACGGACCCACCTGCGACGGGACCATCCGGTACTCGATCATGATGTGGTCTACTGGCAATTGTGGCCCAGGAACGCCGCTGATCACGCCGCTGATCACGCTGTACAACGAGGATGACGCGCTGAGCGCGGACCTGTCGGTCGAGGTTGCAGTAGAAGGCTCAGCTACCCCCCTGACGGGGGATAAGCTCTGGGCGGAGTTCATCACCAGCAGCGGCACGATTTCCAGCCCGTTTGTATACACGAGCACCTTCGACGAGACAGGGGGGGACGTCCCCGCCGGCAGCGCCTCGTGGACTGGGTTCTTGTCCCCCACCGTATGGAAGGGCAAGCTCAAGATTCCAGTAAGCGTGATCCTCGCGGGGGAGCTACGGGTACGGATCGTTTGCACGATACCGAGCACGGCGTTATACGTAGACCCTCAGATCCGGGTGACCTGAACCATGGCTATCGCCCGCGCGACACCGACGGGGGTGGTGCAGCGTGGTGGGATTTCGCGCGCGGCGCCAACTGGCATTTTTCAGGCGCCAGCGGCCACGCCGGCAATCACGCTGCAGCCGGCACCAGCCCTGCTCACGATCACCGGCTACGCGCCGCTGCTGGCGACCACGATACTGCCCGACGCGGCGAGCCTCACGATCACCGGCTACGCGCCGCTGCTGGCGACCACGATACTGCCCGACGCGGCGAGCCTCACAGTCACCGGCCTTGCACCAGCGGTCGCTGCTGCCTTGTACCCGGCTCCTGGCGATGTGCGTTACGGCGTGATCTACGGGCCGGACGGGATCTATACCGGGACGCTGCGCAACTCGGGTGGAGTCTGGCTGCGCCGTCGCTGAAGTGTCCGTAAATGGGGCTGGCATCACATAGCCTGACGACCATCAGGAGATCTCTCGATGTCGTCTACTGTCCAGATTTGCAACATGGCTCTGTCGCACATTGGCGCGGGGCCGTTGATCAGCGCGATAAACCCGCCCGACGGCAGCACCGAGGCCGGCTACTGCGCGGCGTTCTACGACCAGGCGCGCATCGAGCTCCTCGAGGGCAGCAATTGGGACTTCGCGCTGAAGCGCGCAGACCTTGCGTCGATCACGAACGTCAGCACCACTTGGGCCTACGCCTACGCGCTCCCGTCCGACTGCCTGTCCGCGAAGCGCGTCCTGTCGGTTGGCGCCGGCGTAACGGTGTTCAACCAGGATCAAATTTCGCGCGCGTTGATGACCGACCGCAGAAGCGCGGCGTTCGATATCGAGGGCGCGACGCTATTCACCAACGAGCCAGACGCAACGCTGGTCTATGTGACCGACGTGATCGACACGGGGCGGTTCACGCCGGGCTTCAGCGCCGCGTTGTCCTACCTGCTGGCTGCGTACCTCGCAGGCCCGATCGTCCGTGGCGCCGAAGGCGCGCGGCTCTCCAACGCCATGCGCTCGAGCGCGATGTCGATCGCCGACCTGGCCGCAACGGCGGCAGCGAACGCGAGCAGCGCCGAGTCCTCGCTATCGCCCAGCATCCTGGCGGTGCGCGCGTGACCACGAAGCTACTCCTGCGATCGTTTGCCGGTGGCGAGATCACTCCCGAGCTGAACGGGCGGATCGACCTCGGCAAGTTCCAGACCGGGCTCGGCTTGGCGCGGAACTTCATCACCTTGCCACACGGGCCGGCCGCGCGCCGCCCGGGCACGCGCTTCATCATCGAGGCAAAGGATTCGACCCACAAGGTACGCCTGATACCGTTCCAGTTCAGTGCCGACCAGACGGCGGTCCTCGAGTTCGGACACCAGTACATCCGCTTCCACATCGACGGCGGCACGCTGCTCGAGGGCGCGGTGGCGATCGACAGCATCACCGGCGCAACAGTGACGGCAACCGCTCACGGGTTCAGCACGGGCGATTGGGTCTACATCGGAGCCCGATTCCACAAGATCACGGTGACTGGCGCCAACACGTTTACGACGGCGGATTTTTGGGGTAGCGCCTCTGCGGCGGACGGGCCCACATGCGCCCGAGTCTACACGCTGGCCAGCCCATACGACGAGGCGGATCTTTTCAAACTCGGCTACGCGCAGGACGCGGACGTGCTGACGATCACACACCCAGCCCACGCTGTACGCGAACTCTCGCGCCTGGGTGCGACGAACTGGGCACTGACCGTTGTCGACTTCGCCCCGCCAACTGGCGCGCCATCATCGGTGCTGGTCACACCAACGTCGCCGGCAAGCGGTGTCGCAACACAATCATCCTATGTTGTTACAGCGGTGCAGGCAGACGGCGTGACCGAGTCTTTGCCTAGCGCTGTGGCATCGGCCAGCAACGATCTGACTAAGCAGGGCAACTACAACACGGTGTCCTGGTCTGGTGTTGCTGGCGCCGTGCGTTACAACGTGTACAAGCTGCGCGGCGGGGTATACGGATACATTGGGCAAATCATCCCGGACACCACGCTATCGACCGTCATTGCGTCGATTTCCCGCGGCTTCTTATCCACGATCAGCGTCACGACGTCCAGTGCGCACGGAATCACGTATGCGCCCTACAAGCGCATCTACGTCTCCGACACAGGCGTGCCAAGCCTGGACGGCACGTGGTGGCTGACAGCCGTTCCTACCGCCACCACGCTTACGCTGCATTACCCTTACGGGGGCATGCCCGCATCAGCAAGCACCGGCAAGATCACTGATGTCTCGAGCTCTTCCGCGTTGTCCGTCAAGGATGACAACGTTCTGCCGGACACAACGACGCCGCCACCAGACGACCTGATAACGCTCAACAAGGAGCAGTCGGATTATCCATCATGTGTGACCCACCACGAGCAGCGCCGATGGTTCGCCGGAACCGACGGGAAGCCTCAGGTGCT